TTGATTCCATGAAAGGCCATCAGGGTTATGTGAGGGTAGACGATGTAGAAGTAACCATAGAATCTGTAGAATCAGAGACTAGAACAGATACCGCCTTTCGTGCGCCTGTCATCCCCACAATTAAGCGTATGGGAAGACCCAGAAAGGTAGTTTTAAATGTCTGACATAGATGCCAGAGACTTTGGAAAACTTGAAGCCCAAGTAGAGGCTCTCCAAAAAGAGATGCACCAATTGAGTGCTGATGTCAAATGCTTACTTGAACTTGCCAACAAAGGTAAAGGCGGGTTTTGGGGCGGCATGATGGTCGCATCTGCTGTTGGTGGTTTGATTACATTCATTGCTGATCGTGTCTGGAAATAAGGAGAACACTATGCCTATGGTTGGAAAAAAGAAGTTTCCCTACTCTGAAAAAGGCGAGAAAGAAGCCAAAGAGTACGGCAAGAAAAAGGGCGTTCCTGTGACCATCATGGTTGCGATTGGAAAACCAAAAGGTTTGCCTATGCGTGGTGGCAGAACTGCTACTAATATGATGAAGAAATCAGGTCGTGGCAAATGAAAAAGACCAAAGCACAAGCCAAAATCAGCAAAGTCATGCGTGAGTACAAGGCTGGTGAATTGCACTCAGGCAAGGGTGGCAAGGTTGTAAAGAATCCTAAACAGGCAGTTGCCATTGCTTTGTCTGAGGCAGGGATGTCTAAGCCAAAGAAGAAGATGAAATGAAGCAAGGTCTTTACGCCAATATTCATGCTAAACAAGCCAGAATCAAGGCTGGTTCAGGCGAAAAGATGCGCAAGGTAGGTAGCAAGGGTGCTCCTACAGCGGCTGACTTTAAACAGGCGGCAAAGACTGCAAAGAAACCTAAAAAGGTGAAGTAATGAAAACTCCAGCTTGGCAACGCTCCGAGGGCAAAAATCCCAAAGGGGGGTTGAATGCCAAGGGGAGAGCATCTTATAATGCAGAAACTGGTGGAGAACTCAAAGCACCAGTAAAATCAGGCGATACCCTCGAAGAGCAAGTTTCTTGGCTCGCATGGGCAATATGGCTGGTGCAGAGTACAAGGATGGTGAACCGACAAGACTGCTTCTTTCGCTTAAAGCATGGGGTGCATCCTCAAAAGCTGACGCAAAGGCAAAAGCTAAAGCTATATCCGCAAGGAACAAAGCGAAGGCAAGCAGATGACATACTTAGAACTTGTAAATGATGTTTTAGTTAGGTTGCGTGAAGCAACTGTTTCAACTGTTTCCGAAACAACATATTCTTCCCTCATTGGCAAGTTTGTCAATGATGCAAAGCGTCAAGTAGAAGATGCTTTTGCTTGGAATATTCTTGGCACAACAATCACTCTGAGCACTACTTCAGGCACATACTCTTATGCTTTGACAGGAGCTGGTCAGAAGTTTCAAGTTCTTGATGTTCTGAATGTCACAAGCAATATCAGAATGAAGAACATTGATTTTGCGACTATGAACAGGTTTCAGAACTTCTCTACGCCTGTCAATGGAATCCCTGCCTATTACGCCTTTGATGGTGTCAATGGTAGCTACGACACCAAAGTAACGCTGTATCCTCGCCCTGATGGTGTGTATAGCATCCCATTTAGCCTAACAGTCCCACAAGCCACATTGTCATCAGATGCAACAATCATCTCTGTGCCTGATGTGTTGGTGACTCAAAATGCTTATGCTCGGGCATTGGTTGAGCGTGGTGAAGATGGTGGTTTGTCATCATCTGAGGCTTATCTGTTGTACAAGTCCATGCTCTCTGATTACATTGCATTGGAAGGCACTCGCTACCCTGAGAATCAGGAGTTTGTAGCGGTATGAGCCAACAAATTCAGACATTCAGCATCTCAGCCCCCGGCTTTTATGGGTTGAATACTCAAGACTCGCCTCTTGATTTGAATGCTGGCTTTGCATTGGTTGCGACTAATTGCATCATTGACCAATATGGTCGTATTGGCTCACGCAAAGGTTGGTCAAGAGTCAATTCTTCTTCTGGTGACTTGGGTGCAAATGATGTGAAAGTCATTCACGAATTGGTGCTGGCTGATGGAACATTGACTGTCTTGTTTGCTGGAAACAACAAGATATTCAAGTTGAGTTCTACAAATGTTGTGACTGAACTCACCTATGGGGGTGGGGGTACTGCACCAACCATCACTGCAAGCAATTGGCAATGTGCGTCATTGAATGGCATTACTTACTTCTTTCAGTCTGGTCACAATCCATTGATCTATGACCCTGCTGTATCGACTACAACATACCGTAGAGTTTCAGAAAAAACTGGTTATCAAGCTACTGCGCCTGATGCTGACATTGTGATTTCAGCGTTTGGTAGGTTGTGGGCGGCTAACACTACGGCTGTAAATGCCACTGTTTACTTCAGTGACTTGATTTCAGGTCATGTGTGGTCAACAGGTACGGCTGGCTCATTGAATGTGAACAATGTGTGGGTAAATGGTGCTGACCAGATTACTGGTTTGGCGGCTCACAATGGCTTCCTGTTCATCTTTGGTAAGCGTCAGATTCTTGTCTATCAAGGCGCAACATCACCATCAACCATGTCTATCAGTGACACTGTTGAAGGTATTGGTTGTATTGCTAGAGACAGTATTCAGACTACAAGCACTGATGTGTTGTTCTTGTCAAATTCTGGTGTCAGATCATTGATGAGAACGATTCAAGAGAAGTCTGCACCTGAGAGAGACTTGTCAAAGAATATTCGTAATGATTTGATGGGTGCTGTGGCTGGTGAGACATTGGCAAACATCAAGTCTGTGTACTCAGAGCGTGAAGCCTTTTACTTGTTGACAACACCTAGCATTGATACTACTTGGTGCTTTGATACCAAGGCTTATTTGCCTGATGGTTCTGCAAGGGTGACAACATGGGATTCCATTACGCCTAAGTCTTTCTTGTCTCGCAGAGATGGAAGTCTTTACATTGGCAAGAATGGATACATTGGGTACTACAACACATACCAAGATTACAACGCTTCTTACCGTATGTTGTACTACACAAACCATGCTGATCTTGGCGACCAGAATGTAACTTCAATTCTGAAGAAGTTGTCTACGGTTGTGATTGGTGGAACAAATCAAGTCGTAACATTCAAGTGGGGTTTTGACTTTAAGACAAATTACTTGTCTGATAATTCAAGCATCCCAGAGCAAGGTGTTTACTATTACGGTATTGCTGAGTATGGTGCAAATGCCACAACGATTGCTTACTATTCTGATGGTGTTGCATTGCAAACATTGACTGTTGCGGCATCAGGTGCTGGAAAAGTTGTTCAAACAGGTTATGAATCAGACATTAATGGTTCGGCATTGTCTATTCAGAAGATTGAAATTCAAGCCAAGAATGGCAAACTGAGTTAAAGGAGAGTATTGTGTCTGACTATACCAAGAGTACGAATTTTGCTACCAAAGACAATTTGTCTTCTGGCAACCCTTTGAAGATTGTCAAGGGTACTGAGATTGACACTGAGTTCAACAACATTGCCACTGCTATTGCAACTAAAGCAGATTTGGCAAGTCCTACCTTTACTGGTACGCCTACATTGCCAACTGGTACGGTTGCTGTTACTCAGGCTAATGGAAGTAACACAACCACTATTGCTACCACTGCTTTTGTTCAAGCGGCAATTGCTTTGTTGTATCCAGTGGGTTCTATTTACACGAATGCAAGTGTTAGCACTAACCCTGCAACTTTGCTTGGCTTTGGTACATGGACTGCATTTGGTGCTGGTCGTGTCATGGTTGGTTTTGATTCGGGTAATGCGTTGTTTGACACTGCTGAAGAAACAGGTGGTAGTGCAGATGCAATCACTGTCAGCCACACTCACACGGCAACTGTTACAGACCCAGGACACAACCACCAAGCCTTTGTATATAGTGGGTCTAGTGTGATTGGTGTAGCTACTGCAAATGTAAATCAAGCAAATAATCAAGGGCAGTCAACTTCAACAGCTACTACTGGCATCAGTGTGGCGGTTAGCACAACAGGCTCGAGTGGCACAAATGCTAACTACCAACCGTACATTACTGTCTATATGTGGAAAAGGACTGCGTGAAGACACCAGTAATCTATCACAATGATTACATTGTCTTTTTGGAAAATGATTTTGGGTTCACTTTTATACATTGCGATTGTGTGAAGTGGACAAAGGAAGTGAAGAAAGATTTGTTAGGTGATTTGAGAAAGTTGTTTGAGATACATAGAAGTGAGATTTATGCGATACATGAGATTGGCGATGTAAAGCATGAGAAATTTCTAAGTATTGTGGGATTTGAGTATCTGAAAGATTTTGTTGGTTCAGATGAAAAATTAAGACAAATATTTGTCAGGAGAATATGATGGGACTTGAAGCGGCATTAGTTATGGGGGGCGCATCACTGTTAGGTGGTGCAATGCAAGGTCGAGCCACTGAAAGAGGGGCGCAAGCATCAGCACAAGCTCAACTAGAAGCTTCACGAATTGCGGCTGAAGCGGCTAAGTTTCGGCCTGTAGGGGTTACTACTAGGTATGGCTCATCGCAGTTCCAGTTTGACCCTAGCGGTTATGTGTCTGGTGCTGGTTACACAACATCCCCTGAATTAAGGGGTTATCAAGACAGGTTAATGGGGCTGACCGAAAGAGGTTTGAGTCAAGCAGAAGCTGGTGAAGCCATGCTTAGACCGACTATTGGTGCGGCAGGGACTTTGTTTGATCTGGGAACAAGATATTTAGAAGAAACACCAGAACAGACTGCTCAAAAGTACATGGAGAGTCAATATAACTTGCTTGCACCTAGCCGTGAGCGTCAATATGCTCAGTTGCAAAACCAGTTGTTCCAAACAGGTCGTGGTGGCTTGTCAGTAGGTGCTACAGGATTGCGCCCCGGAGGTGGTTTAGGTTTAGGCGCAAGTCAACCTGAATTAGAAAGCTATTACAACGCTATTGCTCAACAAGATGCAGAGTTAGCGGCAAGAGCAGAAGAAGCTGGAAGAAAAAGAACTGCATTTGGTGCAGGATTGTTTGGCACTGGCTCAGATATTTATAACTTGTATTCTTCAGGCCAAATTAACGCTTTGAGTCCATTCACAACTTATCTGGGTGCTGGTACTTCTATTGAAGATATTGCTCAACAACCTTTGAAACTAGGCATGGAATTGGGTGGTCGTACAGCAGGTGCTGGCGGCAATGTTGGTCAATTCTTGTTGGCAGGTGGTCAAGGTGCGGCAAGGGCTATTCAAAGCACTGCTGGTAGTGGTATTGGTAAAGCATTGATAGGACTTGCTGACAATCCTTATGTAGGTTATGGTTTAAATCAATACTTTAATCCGCCTAAACAATTAGATTATTCTTTGTCAACGCCAACTTCAACTGGTGGTCTTGGACTAAGACCTTCAAGTGCTTTTGATTTTGGTTATAACCCAAGTATTTAAGGATTAAATCATGGCAAATACTGACTTACCCTTTGAACAAGAAGTTACTGATCCAGTAACTACAAGCATAGAAAATGCACGAAGAAGATTTAATGAAGAATTTTTTATCAAACCTAGTACTTCTCCTGCTGGGATGTTAAATATACCACTTAATCCACCTAACCCAAATATACAGCAACCTTTTCGTTTTGAACCATTGATGGCGAACCAACCTTCATCTGTTGTGGGTGGGATGTTCAGTCCTGAAATCTCTCGTGCGGCAGAGATGGAATACTTGCAAAAGCGTCAAGCGGCTATGCGTGATCGTGCATTGGCATTTGCACAGTTATCTCCTATGCAACAAGCAGACTATGGTTTTTACCGTGGTGGTCAGCAGTTGGGTGATGTTGTTGGTGGCGCTTTGGGTGGACAAGACCCACAGTTGCAACTTATTTCTTTTAGAAATTCAATTGCAAAACAAATAGATATGCGTGAGCCAGAATCATATTTCAAAGCCGCTACATTAGCTAATCAAGCAGGAGATAGAGAATTTGCTACTTCACTTGTAGAAGCAGGAACAAAAATAGAATCAACAATGTCTCAAGTTGAACTAAGAAAAGCACAAGCAAAAAAAGCCGAAAATTATCAACAAGCACAAACTGATTCTGCTCAAAAACGAGCTTCTATTGCTTCATTAGAAGAAAAATTAGCAACTGACCCAACCTACAAACCTAGCGCAAAAGAAATTGCTAATGCAAGATTTATTTTGGCAAATGAAAGTAAAACAAGAACGCAAATTGACCCTGTAACTGGTCAGTTATATATTATTAATGGATTAGATGTTAATGAAGCCGCACCTAATTTAGCTAAATATTTAAAATCAGAAGGAATTATTACACCTGCACCTGCACCTGCACCTGCACCTGCACCTGCACCTGCACCTGCACCTGATGCAACAACACAGGCTTCAACAGCACAAACACCTCCCGTTGTAACAACAACTCCAGTGCAACCACAACCTGTTGTTATTGCAAAAGGCGTAACTGCTGTTCCAACAGAGGCATCAAAACAAAAAACAGAAGAATTAGCAAAAAAACAAAAAGCGGAAGCAGAAGAAAAAACTCGTGCTATTGAATCTTTTGAAGATCAAATTTCAGCAGTTCAAAGTTTGCGTGACACAATAAAAACAACAAAAGCACTTGTTAGTCCATACACCACTGGGTATGGTTCTTTATTAGCTGTTCTTCCTGCAACAGATGCAAGAACGCTTGAAAATAATACACAAACAATTAAAAACAATGTTGCATTGTCAAAACTTAGAGAGTTAAAGCAACAATCTGCAACTGGCGCATCTGGCCTTGGTGCATTAAATATGAAAGAATTTGATGCTATACAAGGCATTATTGCAAGTCTTGACCCAAAATCCAAAAATTATGCAAGTGATTTAGACAAAGTAGATGCATTTTTTTCCAGAGCAGAAGAATTAATGCAAAAACAATCAAGTAGAGCCAAAGAAAGCCTTGGCGCAGGTGTTGACAATGAAGCCAAAATTCAAAGATTTATTGACTTCAATAATGGCAAGCCAACAAGACAGCAAGCAATAGACGCTCTTAAAAAGTCTGGTGTAATTAAATAAAGGTTAAATCATGGCAACACAGCGTCCTAAAACCAATGTAGAAGCCCAACAACGCATTGTGGCGCAAATGGATGAAATCCGTCCATTACTAAGAAAAGCGTTACAGGCTAAAGATCAACAAGCCATAAACAAGTATATGGCTGAAATGGAACGCCTTAATCGCCAAATGTCAGCAACAGCTACTGTGACTGTGGGTGGCGTTAATATTCCCATTGGTTCTATTGGTAGTGGTTTGCAATCTGGTCTTTCAGGGTTGCTTACTGCAATTCCCGATATTGCAACTGCTGGATACAATTATTTTCTTGCGCCTCAAGGAAAACAAATTACTCCTCTTGGTGAATTGGGAACAAAATACTTGGGCATTCAAAATGAACCATTGTCTGATGAACAAGCGTATGCATTTCGAATATCACAAGGTGCTGGTAGTGCGGCTATTCCTAGTTCAGGCGCAAAAGGCTTGCTTTTAGGAACAGGGCTTGGTGCTGGTGATGTAGCTGTTTCTCAGACTACTGGGTTGCCAGAAGGTATTGTTTCTGGAGTTTATGCGGTTGGAAATCTTACTCGTGCTGGATTTAAAGGCGTAAAAGATTTTAAAGAAAGCCGTAAGTTTCAAAAATTCTTAAAAGACAATGTTCCTGTTGAAGAACAAAATATCTTTAAGGAGTTTATGTTCCGTGGACAAGGTTCTGACAGTCCAATCGTTGCCTCCGCATTGCAAAAATTGCGTACTAACCCTGAGTATGCTGAATTGTTTGCAAAGTTTGACCAAGCGGCTTCTGATTTAGCAACAAAAGGCATGGCGGCTACAACTCGTGTTTCTAGTAAACAAGAGGCTACTGAGGCTGTTGCAACAAGAGTACAAAGAGAACTTGATGGGTTGAGAGAAGCTAGATCACAAGCCGCAACACGAATATTTAGACAAGCAAATGGCTATGGGGGCAACAGACCAATCATAAATTCTGACAAAACATTCAAACAAATTGATGATTTAATTAATGATTTTTCAAAGAAGAAAACACCTAATGCCGATAAAGCAATGGCTTTTTTAACTGATTTGAAAGAAAGAATGAGTGATAGACAATATTATGTGAAAGACAAAGAAATTGTTGAAGTAATAGTGCCTAAAAAACTTACAACAGAAGAAACACAATCAGTTTTAAGTGAGTTTGGTCGTAAAGCAACGCAAAGTGATTCTTTGGTAAAGGACTTAGCAATAACAGATCAACAAAGAATATCTGCCGCTATTTTTGGAAGTTTAAAAGATGATTTAAGAAATTCTAGATTGGCGGCAAAGACAAGTGATGATAAGGCCGCAACAGGATTGTTGCTTCAAGCACGAGAGCAAGTCAAAACTGCATCTGAAAATTACGACAATCTTATTGCTCAAGGTTTGCCAGCATTTTTAAAAGATAAATCTTTGTCACAAATTTCTTATGAAGACTTGTATTCTAATTACAAGGGGCTAAACGAGTTACAAAGAGCAAAATTGCGTTCTTATGTTGGGACTACAGATCAAGAAGCATTAAATTTTTTAGATAGAAATATTTTTCAAGACTTTGTTAAGTCTGCTCAAGCCAAAAATGATGCAGGAATACTGACCATTGACTTAGAAAAGTTATCAACTAAATGGCAAACACTTGGAGACAATGAAAAAGCCGCTTTAGTAACAGCGTTAGGAACAAATGCTTCTGAATTTGATCAGCGCATGAAAGATGCTTTAGTTTTTAGCCGGAAAATGCGTGTTACACAACCTGCGGCTGAGGCTGAAAAAATTATTTCTGCTGATTTGCAAAGAGGCGTATCTGCTACTGTAGGTGCAAGTACTGGTTATGCCCCTGCAAAGGGTGTCGATGTTGCCATGACTACTATTAATGAATTATTTAAGAAACAAGGTATTACTGATGAGCAATTAATGCGTATGTTGTTGACTCCAGAGGGAGCAAATTTTTTACGCCAAGGCTCTTTGACAGGCGCATCTCAAAAAACACTTGATGCTTTAACAAATATTCCAACAGCTTTAGATTCCTCCGCACCAGCATTTAGCGCAATTTCTAGACTTATTGCGCCAACACAACAACAAGTGGTTACTGAACAACAAAATATTATTGAACAACCTCAAGTAACTACGAATCAATTTGAAATGCCTCCTGATTTACAGCAAGAAACTCAGCAACCTACTCAAGATCAACAATTTCAAATGCCACCTGATTTAGTTCAGCAACCATCCGCAAATGATTTGACTATCGAAGATCAAGCTCAAATTCTTAATTTTTTAGGGGCTTCTCCAAAGCCAAGTTCAATGTCAGGAAGAAATCCGCAATTGCAAGTTAGATAAGGACACAAAATTGACCCGATTAGCATTTGCCTTCTTGCGGCAGGACTTGTCAAGCAGATTCAAGCTGGCTGTGACCTGTACAAGCAAGCCAAAGAGTCCTTCATGGAGGTCAAGTCAACTATTGATGAGGTTGCTGGCGTTTATAAGGAAGTTACTGGATTTTGGAGTAAATTTAGTAACTTCTTCAAACCCAAGGCAAAGCAGTCAACGCCCAAGCCTGTGGCGAAAAAGAAGGAAAAGTTCGTTGCTGTTGACGAAACCCAAGTCAAAGTTGATATTGTCAAGAATCTGACTGAGTTTTTCAGGCTTCAGGAGCAGTTGGCGGCACATATAAGGGAAGAAGAAGAAAAGAGTCTGACAGTCTATGACCCTGACCAAAACCACATGGAAGCGGCTTTAAAGAGGGTGATGGCACAGCAAGAGATGGATGCGTTGGTGGTGCAGATTCGTGAGTGCATGGTGTATCAAAGCCCTCC